TAACGGTAATTGGAGCGTCATACCTTTTAAAACAACAATCTCAAAGAGTATGGGCTAACGTTTCTGCAGACCAAGTTCTTACAGACATTGCTATTAGTAATAATTTTTCATATAACGCTGTGCCGCACCTTCGTATATACGACCAAGTATCTCAATCTGGAATGTCTGATTGGGAATTGTTAGTAAAACTAGCAAAACAATCTGGATATTCATTTAAAGCTGATAATACTGCTCTTATTTTTCAACCTCTTACTCAAGACTTTACTGATTTACGTCAACAAGCTGCGTATTACACTATGAATGGTTTAGATACAAAAAGCACTGGCATTTATTCTTTTAACCCTTTAATTGGCGAATCAATACCGTACCCAGATGCAAAAAAAGGTACTGTGGCTGTTGGTGGAGTAAACCGAGAAAGTTCGGTAGACCACGTAAACACTAACCAAAATTCAATAACTACAACTAGAAAAATTTCTACGGCTCCAGTGTTTGATACTTACCATACAGGTACGGTAGCTCCTACATTTGAAATTGCTAAATACGAATCTGATGCTGCGGATGAGGTAAATAGATACGCTTATAGAGGGGATGTAGTTATTCCTGGAAACCCTACATTACTTCCAGATTCGCCAATATATTTAGATGGTATTGGCTCTTCTTATTCTGGTTTTTGGACAGTACTGTCTACTGAAAATTACGTAAAACAAGAAGTTTATACAACTACTATAGAGGTAGGAACAGATTCTTTGGGACTTTCTTCTACTTGGACAGATAATAAAAATGTTAACTACCCAGAACAATCTGTAAAAAGAGTGATAACCCCAGGAATTAGACAAAAAAATGTTGTTCCTAAAACAGTATTAAAAAAAATTGGTACATCTGTAAAAAAGAATGCAACTTCACACGTATCTTCTGTAAAAAATGTTCCTAAATTAAAAGTTAAAGCTGCGCCTTCCCATCAATGGGTAGGAGTTACGGGTAATTTAAAAAAACCTCAAGCTGTAGATAAAAAAATGCCTCCAATAGTTTTACATAAGTTGTTAGGATAATCATGGATAATACATTTTTTGGAATATATCGTGGAGTTTGTGTTGACAATGAAGACCCTGATAATACAAATAGAATCAGACTTAAAGTGCCGCAAGTTCTTCATACCAATATTACTAACTGGGCTTACCCATGCCTTCCAGTAGCAGATAATGCTAACCATTTAGACCACCTTCCACACTTAGCCGCTGATGTCGCAGCTCTTTTAAATACGCATACAGCCCACACTATTAGCGGAACTACGGCTTCTGGAGGGTCTGTACCCCATACTCACACATTTACTACAACTGCTTCTCACGCAGCACACTCAGGTAACAGTGGAAGCCTTACTCATGCCCATGTAACTAGCACAGATTTATTAGACAAAGATGGTTCAGAAGATGGTGGCACAGCTGCCGAGCATACGTACCATAGAAAAGTTCCCAACATTAATCAAGGTGTTTGGGTAATGTTTGAAGGCGGAGACGTCAACTTTCCAATATGGATGGGAGTGTACTAATGGAGCGCACAATAATTCTTCCTTTTTCTGTAGACGACTCAGGTGCAATCTTGTCGTCTAATGACCCTAAAAAAATATGGCAAAGCAGGGTTATAGCTGCGGTAATGACGCAATTTGGAGAACGAGTTCAACGTCCTACTTATGGGGGCACTATAAAATCTTCTTTGTTTGACACTGCTGACGGCGCAACCACAGCCATAAAACGAAGTGTTGAAAATACCTTTGGCTCTTATCTAAAATCTTTAAAATTGCAAGATATACAAACCTCTATGGACTCACAACTGGGTACCCTAAGCGTTACAATTTACTATCAACTTCCTAGCGGGGAATTTGACCAAGTTTCAGTAAAGTCGGGCGCTTTGACCCGTTCAGGCGACTTAATCCAGGAGTACTAATGGCATCAAATTATGTTCCACAAGTAGACTATACGTCTCGTGATTACGCCGCTATACGCGATGATTTAATCGCTCTTATTCCATCTTTATTGCCTGAATGGACAACAACTGACGCCTCAGATTTTGGCATAACTTTAATAGAGCTGTTTGCTTATATGGGAGATATGCTCAACTATTACATTGACCGTTCAGCAAATGAAGGCTTTATAAATACTGCCACTCAACGAAGTTCGGTTCTTTCTATTGCAAAGATGCTTAATTACAGCCCAAGCACGGGTACACCAGCTACGGCTACTCTTACATTTCAAAACTCTACGGCTTCTATAATTACTGTGCCAGCAGGTACCAAAGTCGCTACTACAACTAGTGTAAATGGTTTAAGTACTCAAATTATATTTGAAACAAATTCCGAGGTAGATGTACCAGCCGCAGTTGGAGCAGTTAAAGGATATGCTTATGTCGTTGCTACTCAAGGTGTTACAGTAGTTGAAGAGTACGTTGGAGATTCCGATGGAACCGCATATCAAGTGTTTTCTTTGGCTCAAAATCCTCTTATTGCTAAAACCACCTCTGTTGTAGCTAATGGTGTTTCTTATAATGAAGTTAATTACTTATTAGATGCTGGGTATAACGACCCTGTTTACACAGTATCTACCGATGCTAACTCAATATCATATATAAATTTTGGTGACAACATCAGTGGTCGTATTCCTCCTTCTGGTTCAATATATGTAACTTATAGAGTTGGTGGTGGAGTTAGTGGAAATGTGGGACCCAATAACCTTACCTATCTTCTTACAAACGTAGTAGCAGGATTAACAGTAAACAATGAATCTGCTGCCTCTGGTGGTGCTGACGCTGAATCAACTGACAGTATCAGATTTAATGCGCCTTTTGCATTAACTGCTTTAAATAGAGCCGTATCTTTATCTGACTATGCTGCCTTGGCAGTACAAGTTCCTTCAATAGCTAAAGCTGTTGCGGATGGAAGTGTCTACAACAGCATACTTTTGTACATGGCACCTTATGGTGATGGGAGTATTGGAACTCCTGGGTTAGATGCAACTGGCGCTACTAATACAATTTTTTCTAACGCATCAACAGATTTGCTTACATTTTTAACCGATAAAGCTCCCGCAACTACTACTGTAACTATTTTGCCTCCAGTATACGTTCCTATTAACATTTCATTAACACTACATATAGCAGCACAGTATAAACAAAGCACTGTATCCAATGCTGTTTACGCTATTTTAAATTCTTTACTAAGTTTTGATAATGTTATTTTTGCAGAACAATTTGTACTTCAGTATGTTTTGTCTGCAATTTCTACAATTGATGGAGTTTCTTACGCTGACGTTACGCTTTTAACTAGAGCAGATGCGTCATTTACTGGAGACATTACAGCAACAAGCCCAACAATAAGCAATGTTTCATCATTCTTAAATGTTGCTGTAGGACAACAAATAGCGCTAATTGCAGGGTCTACTAGCACAGCAACCATTGCTCCAGGAACAACCGTATCTTCTTTTGATACAGGTGCTAAAACAATTACTATGTCCGCCAATGCGGGCGGAACTAGTTCTTCCACTGGAACATCTATATGGACCTCTTCTATATCTACCACGGGCATTAATAATGTTCAGTGTGCAACCAATGAAATTCCTAAAGCTGGGGTAATTACAATTACACCAGTTGGCGGAATCATAAGTTAAGGATAAATATGACAGCTTCATACCCAGGTTCAGTTAGAACGTTTACACCAAAAGTAAACATTGTAGACCTTATTCAGGCAGCGGACCCTAACTCCCTGTTTGAAGAAGTCACCGCTATTGAGTCCGTCATTGGAACAAGTCCATCTGTAGCAACCGCTGCCGTAGCATCTGGTTGGGCAAACACTGCTACAGATTACACAACTATCTCTAGTCGTATTGCAAACATTGAAAAAGGAATTGTTGCAGATACTCATACGCAATATGTAAAAGTTGCTGGTGGAAGTACCGTTGTTACAAGTGATGCTGGTGTAACTGGTTTAATTATTAAGGGTTCAGTAAGTCAATCCGCTAATCTTCAAGAATGGCAAGACTCAACAGGAACTGTTGTGGCATACGTAGACGCTTCTGGTAAGTTTAGTGCGGTGAACGTAAGCGGTGGAGGAGAAGGCGGATTTACAGGAAGTCTATTACTAGGCGGTATTTAATTGTCTAAATATGGCATTGACTACTATAACGCGGCCTATTACGGTTCTGGAACTCTTTCACAATTTAACGCAACTCCTTTTACAGCTATTCCTAAAGATTACGGACGCATTTATTTAAGTTGGACTACTCCTTCTGGGCAATGGGATTATATTAGAGTAGTTAGAAGTTCTTATGGATTTCCAGTAACAGTAGACAACGGTGATATGTTATTTGAAGATGCTGTTGCATCCTCACGAGTTTCATACACAGATAACGGCGCAATTCCTAACAATATTGGACTTAAACATGGTCAAGCTTACTATTACAGCGTTTTTGTAAGAGAAACCGTACACAATTCGTGGTTAAACGCTGGCAATGCAATTGGAATTTCTGTTAAAAATTATAACACTACTAATACTATGTACAATTATTTACCTACTATTTTAACTTCTCAAGTTCCTTATGATTCTTCAGTAGAACAAAGCAACGATGTATTACAAAGGTTTCTTAAATTATTTGCCCTTAATTTAGATTTATACAAAACTCAAACAGAAAATGTTATAAACAGGTACGACATAACAAACTTAAACGGAATGTTAATACCTGTATTAATGCGTCAATTTGGAATGCGTTATGAGCCAGAACTAGGTTTAAAACAATCTAGAATTATTTTAAATAACGCTATTAGACTTTATAAAAACAAAGGCAGTAAATTAGGTCTTTCAGAATATGTAAAAGCGTATGGTGGTTATGACAACACCATTGTTAAAGGTAAAAATTTAATGTTAGACCAAAATGATTCTTCGTTTGAACAATCTATTGGTTCTTGGGCATCTATAAGTAACTGTACTTTGTCTCGTTATTTATCTACAGATAGTCCAACGGTGGTTCCTTACAATGAGCCTACTGCCCAATCTAATTTTCCAAACCTTCAAAAAGCCACTTTAAAAGTAACCGCTACAGCTAGCGCAGGAGTTGAAATTGCGCTTTCTGGTAGTAATCCAATTTACTATGGTATTCCTGTAACAGCAGGTTCTTCATATACTTTTACTGCGTATTCAAAAGCAGGCACAACTGGACGTGGAGTAACCGCTAAGCTTGCGTGGTACACAAGCACAGGTGCCTTAATTTCTACATCTTCTGCTGGTTCATCAGTCACTAACTCCACAGGAAGTTGGTCTAGAGTTACTAAAACAGATACTGCTCCAACCAAAGCGTATTTCTGTGTCCCCCACCTTTTAATTGCAAACGCAGCATCTTCAGAAAAACATTACTTTGATGCTCTTCAATTTGAACTTGGTTCTTCTGCTACTGCGTTTCAAGATGCTAGACAAATTAACATTACTCTTATAGCAACAAGAATTAATGAAATAACAAATCCAAATTTTGCATCTCCAGAAACTGAATGGAGCGTTACAAACGGAACTATTGCAGTAACCACTGACCCAATGGATATCTTAGGTGTGTCTGGTTCTGTAACAAATAGCGGTGAGGCTGGAGAAATTTATGCCAGTGCTGCAGGAACAGTAACCCTTACATCTGCGGCTATAAATGTTCTTTCTGGTAATGACTACACATTTAGCATTTACACAGCTGCTACAGATGCGGGCGATGTTCCTACTTCAGTAACTCCATATATTAATTGGTATGATGCTACTAACGCTTTAATCAGCACTAGTAACGGTCAACCACTAACTGCTGTTTCTACTCTTGTTCGTCCATTTGTTACTGCTATTTCTCCTAATAATGCTGCTACTGCAAAAATAGGCATTAAATGGACAGCAACTGCTGCGGGAAGTGCTGGAAATGGTAACCAAGTAGTAGTTGATGCGGCGCTATTTGAAAAATCGGCTTTTGTGGGTTCTTTCTTTGATGGAAGTAACGGAGTAGCCCAACTCAGTGACCTATTCTGGGAAGGCACTACTAACGCCAGCCGTAGCCACTACTACCGCAACCGTTTTGCTGTACAGAGCCGTTTAGTCTCTACTATCCCCGACTGGAGTAACTTAGGCAGCACTTTTGAGCTGTTATTTGCTCAACCAAGTTAGTAGTACTATATCCCTATGCTGAATTTATTACTCGTAGGAATGTTTACCGCATTTTTTAGCGTTCTTATAGAACCTATTAAAGACCTCTTAACTATCGTTATTACAAGACGCGCCATAAATGGTTTCTTTTTTCTTTTGTTTTCCTTTTTAGGAACTCTCATTTTAGAGCCCAATTTCAATACTAAGCTAATTGTAAAAGTTGCTGCTGGAGCGTTTCTAGGTTCTTTCCTAGTAATAGTAACGGAACGCGTTACTACCTATCAAGCCGCGATTGTAAGGGCGGTTGGGCAAGACCGATAGGTGTGTGTAGTATGAGCCTCCACTGAAAAGGAGGACCCATGTACTTTGTATTAGTTGCGGGTAACGGTGAAAGCAGTAGGGCGAATACAGAAGCCCTTATGGAAGACCATTATTACGCTAAAGGTGCGGAAGGCACGTTAGTTCTTGCTTATGATAAGCAACCTACTAAGAGCCAAATTTTTGCCGCCCAGTACGCCAAAGAAAATAAAAAAGACATTATGGTCTTTTGTAATGAAGATGCTCAGACAACAGGACTTCCTGGAGCCTCACAATCGCCCACCAGCACCCCTGTAGAGGACGCAACTAAGTTTCTCAATGGTCAGGACGCGGTAGCGTTTTTGCTTTGGTCTGAGGACGACGTAGCACTTTTGGTGGAATGTCAAAAGAACGGAATTCCAGCATCTAACCTATGTGATGGATTAGTGCCCCTTAACGAAATTCCCGCCCCTACAATTCTTGAGCCTGTTAAACCTAAGGTAGTAACTGCTCCAGTAGAACAGTTAGAGTTTGATTTACTGAAGTCTGTTGCGGAAATACAAAAGCTAGCCGAGGTTATTCTAAAGAACGTTCAAAGCCTTAAATGAAGAAGTTGTCCTTAAGGGCTAGAGCAACCCTTCATTATTTTGCCAATAGCGATATGTCGATAAGCGCTGACCGTTTGGCTGAAGAGGTGGGGGAAGGGCGAAAAGCTATTCAAACAGCACTTAAAGAGTTAAGGGATGCTGGGTACATAACAACTCGGAAAGAGCGGGTAAATAGCAAGGTTGTAACTGTAAGCTATGTGACAGAAAGCGGGTTTTTAGAGGCCAGTACTTGGGGTGTGAAGGCCCATTCGTGGAGGTCACAAACCGACCTTCAGATACAGCACAATGTGCAGAATAGCATAATACAAGTATTAGCTTATTCTGCTAATAATATAAATAAAACAACAATCGACAAGCGATTGGAGGAAAAAATGGGATATGAATTTTTTGAAGAGACCTCAAGCAGTGATGCCGATGAGCGAGAGGCCGAGCGCATAAAGGCTCGTGCCGAACAGCGTAAAGATTACCAAGAGCAAAAACTAAAAGAACATGCTAAAAAAGTAACGTCCCGCTCCACCAGGCTTACTAAAGACTGGACGGCTAACCAATCCGCTTTAGAGTTTGAAGAGCGCATAAACGAGCTTTGGGATATTCCTCCTTGGAAAATATCGGGTAGTAGTTTTTATATTGCTTTTGCTTCAGCGCGTAGAAAGTTTGATACTAACGGGGATATAGAACTAGAAATGATGAACTTGTTCTTTACCCAGTTAAAACTTAACAAAGAGAGCGATGGCGAAAAGTTGTGGCGTCTGTTTATTCAGCGGTTTTCAGAGTTGGCTACTCAGGCTAGGCTTCGGGTCAATTCACCAGAGAACATAGAAACCGCACAAGTTGAGGCTGATGAATCTTTGGCTAAATTCCGCGCTAGAAGGGGTAAGAAAAATGTTTAAGTTAGAAGATTTTGATAAGAAGGTTCGCCGCCGTGCGTGGCTTCAAACCGCAAATATTCCAAAGAACCGTTTTGGGTGGACTTTAGACGACTGTACAGATGCCCCAAAAACGGCTTTAGAGCCGATTAGAGACTGGTTTGAGGCGGTACGTGAAGGTCACATAATCCAAAAAATTGGAGACCCTGATTGTGGGCGTGGAATGCTTTTTTACGGAGCACCAGGAAGGGGAAAAACCACCCTTGCTTTGGCGGTAATTCAACAGATGATGGTCGAGTTTCCTCTTGAGGCTTTTGCCCCTTCTGAAAACAAAGTTTTAATTCGCCCTTGTTATTTTACTACTTTCAATGGGGTATTGGATTTAAAGGGAAAACTTATGGATGAACCCACAGATTCTGAAGAGGCTTTATATGCTGGGATGTTAGGGGAGTGTAGAGATGACGCGTATAACATTAGGGTTTTAATAATTGACGATGTAGGCAAAGAACACACCAGCCTTTCAGGGTGGCAAAAAAATATGCTTCACCACGTATTAAGAACTCGGTTTAACAACGGACTACCTACTATAGTTACGAGTAATATATCTCGTAATGATTGGAGCGCTTCTTACGGGGACGCTACAGGAAGCTTTATTAAAGAAGCTTTTTTATACGTTACTGTTGCTGGACCTCAGGACTTAAGATAATGGAGGAAACATTGAGCACCGAAGTAAAATTGCTTCAAGTGTTTCTTAATGACACACAAGTCCCAGGACCTAGCATCTACGAAGTCGGTGTTACTGATGAAGGTAAGGTTGTTTGTACTTGCCCAGGATTTAAAGGTCGAAATTCTTGCAAACATTCAAAACTTGTTCAAGCACGTATGACTAACAATAATGGAGTTTATGTTCCTGAGTTATCTGTAGATGTAAAAGATGAAGATATTATTAAAGCTCATCTCTCTAATAAAAACAGTAGAGAGTTTATTATTAAATTTGGAATTCCAGAGGTAATCTAGAAATGCGCAAAGGGGATATAAGCAACGACTTGCCCAAGCGCATAATTGTTACTGCTGATACTTTTTTAGACTACGACATTAAAGTTGTTAAAAAGTTAAAAGTTTTTCCAGTTACCACAAAAGATATTAAATACAACAGGTCATTACTTAGCCGACTATACGTTTTTGCTCAAAATGTGGGGTACACAATGGAGTTAGCTTCATTTACCTTGAATGATGCCGAATTACAGACAATGGTTGACAAGCTTGACAGGATGGGTACTAATCCGTTTAGATACTTCACTTCCTACGAATCTATAGAACATTTGGTCTCTGAACTTCCCTACAGGCCAGAAGTCGTTGGAGTTTTAGATTTACCTTCTAGGATGCTACGTTACGGACACTGGGGATTGGACTTTACACAGCTATGAACAAAGAGACGCTACTTCTTAGCAAGGCGATACAGGAGCGCGACCTCACTCAGCTGTTTCAACGCAACGTAAATGATTCTTGGTTTTTAGATAATGAAGATAGAAAAATTTGGTCGTTCTTAAAGTCCCATTTTACAAAGTATGGTGAGTGCCCAAGTGTTGATGTTATTAAGGCTAATTTTCCTTCTTACCGCGATGATGTAGTAATAAACGACAGCATTGAATACTTTTTAGATGAATTAATAGCAAACCGTCGTAAGGCCGCGACAATCACCATGATAGGTGACGCAATTGAAAAACTTGAGAAACAACGAGACCATGAAGGTGCCCTATTAGAAATTCAAAAGGGCGTAGTAAAACTTGAACAAGATGGATTAACTAAATCTTCTGATGTTGATATTACAGAAAATCCAATGCAACTTTGGGATGATTACCTTTACCGCAAAAGCAATCCAGGATTACTTGGAGTCGCTACAGGGTTTGCCACCATTGACGCTGCAACTAACGGTTTACAAAATGGTCAGTTAGTTATTATTGTTGCTCCACCTAAAACAGGTAAATCAACGCTTGCTTTGCAGATTGCTCAAAATGTTCATTTACAAAATAGTACGCCAATGTTTCAATCTTTTGAGATGACTAATCAAGAACAACTTTCTAGGTATGTTGCTATGAGGGCACGTGTTTCTCACACTCGGTATCAAGCTGGCGCCCTTACAGATGAAGAAGAGTCTAGAGTTAAATCTAAACTTAAAGCCGTAGCATCTATGAAAGAAAAGTTTTGGCTTGTAGGTGCCGTAGAAGGCTCTACTGTTTCTTCTATTGCCAGTAAGATTCAAGTACATCAACCAGACATTGTATTTATTGACGGCATGTATTTAATGGTTGATGAAAATGGTGAGAAGCCAGGTAGCCCACAAGCACTTACCAACATCACTCGTTCCCTAAAAAGGTTGGCTCAACGTGTTAATAAACCTATTGTTATCTCCACTCAAGTCTTAGAAAATAAGATGCGTAATGGTCAAGTTACTACAGACGCTATTGGGTATTCATCATCTTTCCACCAAGATGCGGATGTAATTTTTGGCCTTCAGCGTGAAGATGACAACGTAGATGACACTAGGTTGTTAAAGGTAATTGCTTCGCGTAATTCTGGTCCAGCAGAAGTATCTATGTTATGGGATTGGAATACAGGAACCTTCAGAGAGATTACGGCAGAAGACCTATGACCGTAGAGGAGATGGAAGATTTATTAGAGCGTTTAAGCATTGAAGTTGTTTCTATACACGGAGATGAAATAAAGGCTCATTGTCCAGCTCATTTAGAACGTAAGGGAAGAGAAGACACCAATCCTTCTTGGTATATAAACGCAGATACGGGAGTTCACAATTGTTTTTCTTGTCATTTCAAGGGAAGTGTAGGTTCTTTAGTTGAGTACGTTCAGGGCGTTGATTCTGAAATGGCAAAGCAGTGGGTCAATAGTGGTGAGCGAAATTTAACTAGGGCTTTTGAGAAGTTAATTTCTCCAGCGCCTATACAAGAGCAAACAATTCGCGTTACTGAATCTATGCTTAGTGCTTTTGTGGCCCCTCCTGAATACGCGCTTAAAACTCGTGGGATAACTTCTATAGCCGCTGATTATTACGGAATACTATGGAACGCATCAAATGAAAGTTGGATACTTCCAATGCGTGACCCATACACTAATAAGCTTATTGGTTGGCAGGAAAAATGGTTTAAGGAGCGTAGATTTAACAACTATCCACCAAAGGTAGTTAAGTCTTCTACATTGTTTGGGTATGAACGATATCAAGGCCCAGATATGGTTGTTGTAGAATCTCCGTTAGATGTGGCTCGTCTAGCTTCTATTGGAGTTTTAGGTGGCGTGGCTGTTTGTGGGTCTGCGGTGTCTAAAGACCAAATTAATCTTATTAGAAGTTCTAACCATATAATTTTTGCTATGGACAATGACCAAGCTGGTTTAAGTTCATCTTCCCTTTTGTTAGAATACTCAAAGAGCATGGGTTTTGATTGTTGGTTTTTTAACTATGACCAAACCGACATGAAAGATATTGGCGCTATGAGCAAGTCTGAGATAATGTACGGTTTAGATAATTCAAGGCACTCAATTTACGGGAAGAGAGCGTTTTTATGATTATAGGACTTTCTGGATATGGTCGCAGTGGCAAGGACACTATTGCAGGACTTCTTCTGGGATTACATGGGTATGAACGCGTAGCTTTTGCTGAGCCAATAAAAAAATTGCTTTGTGAAATCAATCCAACTATTAATGATTTTGCCAGTACTTTAAATAGGGTTGTAGAACAACGAGGTTGGGAAGACGCTAAAAATTCTTCTGAAGTACGTAGGATGCTACAAAATTTAGGCATGTCTATGCGTAATATGTTTGGAGACGATATTTGGGTAACAGAAGCGTTTAAAAATTTAGATACATCTAAGAATTTAGTTTTTACAGATGTACGGTTTCCTAACGAAGCCGCCAAAATTAAAGAAGCCAATGGTCAAATATGGAAAATTTTGCGCCCTGGATACGCTCCTGTAAATGACCATCCTTCAGAATCCGCTATGGACTATTGGAAGTACGATAAAATATTAGTTAATAACTCAGGACTAGACGGTCTTAAAAGTCAGATAGACGGCATCTTGAAAGCGAGCAATGAGCTTTAAAGGAACCCTACTTCCCTATCAACCAGAGGCAGTAGACCGCATGTGCGAGCGCAAGAAAATGCTTGTTGCTTACGACCTTGGTTTAGGTAAGACTGTAATAACCATTGCCGCCATTGAGCGTCTAATGGATTCACGCGAAATTAAAGAGCCAGGTTTGGTAATATGTTTATCCTCACTTAAATATCAGTGGGCTAATCAGATTGAGAAATTTACCGATGGTACTTCACGTGCTCTGGTCATTGATGGAACCAAAGCTAAAAGAGCAGAACAATATGAACAAGCATTCGATTGGAGAAATTCAAAGGTCGATTACATCATTCTTAACTACGAGCAAATTGTTAACGACTGGGATAGTGTCAAAAAACTCCCAAGAGGATTTGTAGTATTAGACGAAGCTACGGCTATAAAATCGTTTCGTTCTAAACGTTCTAAATACACAAAACGGTTATCTAATGCTCCGTATAGGTTTGCCCTTACAGGAACTCCTATTGAAAACGGAAAACCTGAAGAACTTTATAGCATTATGCAATTTGTTGATGGTGAAGTTCTAGGTAAATTTGAAAACTTTGATAGAACGTTTATTGTACGAAACACTTGGGGTGGGGTAGAGCGGTACATTAATTTACGAACATTCCACGAGGTTATGAAAGAAGCTGCTGTACGTAAAGCACAAAAAGACCCAGACGTTGCTCCGTTTCTTCCAGAGTCAATACACAAAGACCCTATACAAGTTGTCTTTGATAGAAAATCCGCTAAGTTGTATGAACGCATTAGGAAAGATTTGTTACAGGACTTAGACGATGCTCAAGCAATGTTTGGCGGTTCGTTTAATATTTTGGCTCATTATGGAATTGAAAGCGCTCGCAATGGCCCTGAAGATGAAATGCGCGGAAAGATTATGTCTAAGATTGGGTGCCTTAAGATGCTCTGTTCGCACCCAGATTTACTGCGAACTAGCGCTAAAAAGTATTTAGATATGATGGGCGAAGGTTCTGCCTACGCTAACGAGTTAGTACTAGACGGTGCTTTAGACACCGTAACTACCTCCAATAAACTGGAAACTCTTATTGAGTACGTTAAAGATTTCTTAGACCAGAACGATGAAAACAAGGTAGTAATTTTTGCAACTTATGTAGACATGCTGGATAAAATTGCAAATGCTTTGGGAACAGAACAATGCCGTCTATACTCAGGTAAGTTAGACGCTAAGACTAAAGAGGAGAATAAAATTGCCTTTAACACTTTACCTTCGGTACGCGTCCTTATATCTTCTGATGCTGGTGGTTACGGCGTTGACTTGCCCGCCGCGAATCTTCTTATTAACTTTGATTTACCTTGGTCTTCAGGAAGTGCAACTCAACGCAACGGGCGTATTATGAGAGCTTCTTCCACATGGAAAACGATAGTTATTCAAGATTTTTTGATTGATGGCTCTATTGAAATGCGCCAGTATGACGCTCTACAACAGAAAAGTTCTGTGGCTAATGCCATCATAGATGGTGAAGGAATTGATGATAAAGGCGGAGTTCCGCTTACTGTAGGTAGTTTAAAGCAATTTCTAAACTTAGCTTCGGTGTAGACTGTACGGATGCCTAAAGCCGCTAAGACTCCGACTCGCACCATCCGCGTACCAGATGACCTGTGGAAAGCTGTCCAAAAGAAGGCTGCCTCTGAGCGTGTAACCGTTACTAGTGTCATTATTAAGGCGCTTGAATCCTACCTAGTTGACAAGGCTTAATTAGAGTAATAACGTTGCCCCTATCAACCTAAGGGGATTTAAATGGAAATTAACAATACGGTAAAACAATACCTTGCTCTTAAACAAGAGATGAAGTTTCTTTCTGAGCGCGAATCAGAATTAAAAAGTCGTTTATTAGAAGCTGTAAATCTTTTAGGCGAAGTTAACGGAAAAGGTCATACAATTCTTGAGGTAGACGGCGTAACCTTAACTAATCAACGTAAAGTATCTAATCCTATTGATGTTGAAGTTGCTGAAAAAATCATTAAAGAAAAAGGTTTAGAAGATACCTGTATGCCAAAGAAACCAACATTAGATTCACAAGCAATCATGGCTGCTCTGTATAAGAAAGAACTTACAGAAGAAGAAATTGCCATTATGTTCCCAGACAAAGTTTCGTACGCGTTTATAGTCAAATAATGACAGAAGACTTCATTGATTCAACTTTTGCTGACTTGGACGCCTATTATCCAAACAGTAAAAGAAAGCGACGCGAGAGTGCTCCTAAAGCCGTTGAACACGTGCCGATACTGCAATGGGATGCAAAGCCACAGGTCAATACACTCCCTAACGGACGGGATGTTGAATTGTTCACTGTTGGTGCGCTAGCTCAAGCTCTAGGAAGACCGTTTGTTTCAGTACGGGTCTGGAACGACAATGGGTACCTACCTAGGGCACCTTATCGACTACCCACTAAAAAGAATAAACACGGTGAGGAACATAAAGGAAGGCGACTTTATAGCCGAGCCATGATTGAAGCTGCTGTTGACATTTTTGCTAAGAATGGACTTCTAGACTTAAAGCGTATAGAATGGTCGTTACATCAGCACGTCTCAATAGAGATTGCTGAGGCTTGGAGTAAAATCCAAGAGCAAGAAACTCAAGCACTTCAAAACTAGCAGTTCAAACAAACTAAAAAGGAGCAATTCAAATGGCAGTTCAAAGCACAGAAGATTTCGTCCCTGAAACAGACGATTTCTCAATTGAAAGTATCGAAGCTCGTCCTACAAATACTGTAGATACTAGCGATGCAATTAAGTCAGGTTGGGACGCCGTAGCAGATGACGTCAAGCCAAAGGAATACGCTAAGGATTTTAAGCTTAGTGAAACCCTTCAAGTAATTAAGTTCTTAGGTGCCGCTGAACCTATTAAATACAGCCAGCACTTCCTCACTGAAAAGAAAGAAGGACAGCGTTCATACGTCTGTCTAGGCACTGGCTGCCCACTTTGTTTAAAGCTTAGCCACAAGCCTGAAAAGAAGTATTTATTTTCAGTGGCTGTTCTATCACCAACTGAGACAACACTTACAAAACTTGTTGCCTCACCATTGTTCTTTAAGTCGTTATTTGCAGCGCACCATTCACCTTCAGGTCCATTGTCTAAAAACTATTGGGCTGTTGCGCGTCATGGTCAAATGCAATTTACTACTTATACCCTAAACCCTGTAAAGGGTCGTGACCTCGGAGAAGACTTCGGTATTGACGAGGCTAAGGTTGAAGCTGCGGTTGCTGAAATGCAACCATTTGATTCTTCATCAATTCGTAAACTTTCTGTTTCCGAACTAGAAGATATCGCTAACGCTTTAATCTAAAACTAGATGTAGGAAGGCCACGTTAACCCCTTTCCGTGGCCTTTCTGCCTTAAGGGGAAATATGAACATTATTACAACCAAAGAGCAACTAGACGAAATGGTTGCGTATTACTTAACACAAGAGTCTTTTTGTTATGACGTAGAAACCGTTGGACCACAACGGGGAGTTACAGTGGTTAACGAAGTTCTATGGATTTCTTTAGCAACTAATGGTCGTGGCGATGTTATTCCTATGGGTCATCCAAACGGAGAATTTGAAGGGGAAGCATTTCCTTTAACACCTACTGGTCAACTTCGTAAAGAAGAAGGTTTGTCCATTAGAGAATCAGATTATTCAAAAGATAAAAGAAAAGCTATTACTACATATGGTCCAGCACCAACTCAGTTATTTCCTGCGGAAGTATTTTCCGCTTTGTACCCTTTAATGTTTGGTAAAGACCGCACTTTAGTAGGGCACAACCTTGTATTTGATTTAACTTCTGTTGCCAAATATTACGAAGGAGAAGTTCCTACAGGTCCATACTTCGACACAATGATTGCGTCATTTCTTTATGACAACAGGAACAAGAACAAGTGTGGACTTGATGATTGCCTTGCTCGTGAGTTTGGTTATCACATGGTAAAAGGCGTAGGTAAAGAGGTAGAGAAGTACGCTTTTAGCACCGTAGCAAAGTATGCTTATTTAGACGCCAAATACACTTACATGCTTTACAAAAACGTATTACAGAAGAAGTTGGAAGAAGGTCAGTTAACCAAGGTTATGAACTTAGAGATGAGCGTATTAAAGGTTCTGTGTTCTATGAAATTATCTGGCGCCCCTATAGACATTGACCAGTTACAAGTCCTACATGACCAATTAGAGATTAACATTGAAAAGGCACGTTCTGATGTTTACCGTACTGCTGGCAAAGTATTTAACATTAACTCTAACCCTGAGAAGCAAGTGCTCCTATTTAGTTCTAAGTCAGATGGTGGACAGGGTTTAAAACCAAAGATATTAACTGATAAGGGTAAGAAGAAGGATGAAGGCGGAGAGGCGTTAGATATCTCCGACTACTCAGTGTCCAGCCCTGCCCTTGAGCTTTACAGAGGCAGTAATGAGTTGGTAAACGCTTTGCTTGAATACTCAGATTTAAACAAGATGTTAACGACTTATGTAATTCCTTACTTAGGTGGCGAAATTACACGCACCAGTAATGGCAAGTCTAAGATTTCACAGAAAGAAAGCCTTCTTATAAACGGCAAGATTCACTGCGACTTTGTACAGCACGGCGCTGAGACTGGAAGATTTTCTAGTCGTAACCCCAACCTTCAAAACATTCCCGCACCCGAAGACCCAGACAAAGTTCCTGAAGATAAACAGTATGGTCGTATGTTGCGTAATTTATTTGCCGCCCCTGAAGGTTACAAACTTGTAGTGGCTGACTATTCACAGATTGAACCCAGAGTAATTGCTTCAATGGCTAAAGACCCTATTATGTTAGACAACTATCTAAACGGTAGAGATATTTATACAACTGTAGGTGACACCATGGGAGTTAATAGAAAGGCTGGAAAGGTACTTGTATTGGCTATGGCATACGGCGTAGGTCCAGATAAAATTGCCACACAGATTGGTTGTACAGTTACTCAAGCCAAATCACTTCTTCAAGATTTTTCAAGTAAATTTAAAGCCGTTGATAAATACCGCATATTAGTCGTTGGGAGCACTCGTCAGCGTGGGTATGTAACCACCCTACTAGGAAGGCGTAGATATCTTCCTGAGATTAATTCCAAAAACTTTGGTGAGAAAGCAGGGGCAGAACGCCAAGCTTTTAACACTCGTATTCAAGGTTCAGCTGCAGACATCATTAAGCTAGCTATGGTTCGAGCCTACGACATGCTTCCAAAAGAGTCTAAGCTTCTTCTTACCGTGCACGATGAATTAGTTACGCTTACCCCAGACGATAAAGTAACCGAAACTGCCGAGGCTATCCGCGAGGCTATGGAGGGTATTAACCTTCTTGATGTACCCTTGATAGCGGATATTAAAACGGTTCAGAAGTGGGGAATGGCTAAATGAAATGGTTTAAGCGCAAACCTCGGTACACCATACAAAATACAGAGATACCTTTTAGCACAATTACTCGTTGGTCTTTATACGATTTAAGCGTTGAATACCCTAATGAAATTTCAGTTCTTCTCGGATTAAACCCAGTTAGTGAAGAAGGCGAAAGAAAAGAAATAAGAGATAGTGAAGACCGTCTAGAGTCTTTAGATGAACTACTTCCCTTTATAGACATAATTAGTGAGCTTAACGCCAAGATTATTGTTGCGGTACAGATGCGTGATACGACTAAAGAAGGGTTGGCAGATAAAGAAGATTTTGGTCCTGAAGAGTTAAAACACATGACTGAGTTCTATAAGGCTATAGGATTTTCGTCTTTAGTAACCGCCTTTTCATCTGGTATAGAACTTGATATTATCCATCCCAGTGCGCTAAGTACAGGGGAATACTATAAGGAGGAAAAATATGAGTAGTAATTGGTGGGCAGATAAATTAGGAACGCCCCAACAACCAAGACAGCCGCAACAACCGTTGGCGCCTGTTCCACAACAGTACGTGCCACAACAGCCTGTGTACCCTCCGCAACCCGCGCCAGTTCAATACCCACCATCACAACAGATTCAAACAACACCTCGTTGTCCTGGATGCGGTAGTGGAAACTTCTCAGGTGCAGAAGGTACAAGACCTCGTTGTTACGATTGCGGTTACCCAATTCAACAATCAGGTTCAGGTGTAGGTAAAGGAATTGTTGGAACTCCAACAGCGTCAGGACCAGCTCAACCAGCAAGACAAGTTCCATCAGGCGGATTTAACCCACAGACAATCATTGGACATATTTAATGGCAATTGCAAATGCAGAACTGCTTAAGGTTATTAACAAGATTAACAAAAAACTTGGAGCAGATACAGTAGTTCTTGGTGAAAATATAACTAATACCAATGGGCGCATGACTACTGGCTCACTTGCATTTGATGTTGCTTTGGGCGGAGGTTGGCCTGTTAATCAATGGCACGAACTTATTGGGGAAGCATCCAATGGCAAAACAGCAATAGCGTTAAAAACTATTGCTGCTAATCAACTTAAAGACCCATCATTTACTACAGTGTGGGTTGCTGCAGAAGAATGGGTACCAGCTTACGCAGAAATGTGCGGTGTTGATGTATCCCGAGTTTATGTAATATCAACTAACATTATGGAGGATGCGTATGAGTCTGTTATCGAAATTGTGGAAAGCAAAGCCGTGGATTGCGTTGTTATTGATAGCCTTCCTGCCCTCGTTCCTTCATCAGAGGATACAAAAGAAATGGAAGAATCAACAGTAGGTAGAACCGCTTTACTTACTAATAAGTTTTTTCGTAAAGTAGGCAAAGCTTCTAAACGTTCTTTAGTTGAAGCAGAGCGTCCTTTTATTGGAATTATGATTAACCAATGGCGTTCAAAGATTGGAGTTATGTATGGAGACCCACGCACAACTCCAGGTGGTCTAGGTAAAGATTACGCTTTCTTCACCCGTATTGAGATTAAGAGAGATGATTGGATTGAAGTAGGAACAGGTCAAGAAAAGCACCGTGTAGGACAGACTATTAAGATTCGTACTATTAAGAACAAATCTGCCCCACCGTCTCAAACAGCCTTTGTGGATTTTTATTTTGCCCCAGGAGGTTCCGTAGACCGTGGTAACTATGATTTTGCTAAGGAAATAGTTGCTATGGGTATCATAAACAAGGTTATTACACGGGCTGGTGCCTACTACAGGTACGCGGAACGACAATGGCTCGGCGCAGATGGTATGCTAGCCTCCATACGGGAAGAGATAGACCTGAAAGAAACCCTAGAGCGCGATGTTTTAGACTCAATTAAAGCGGGTTCTAAATTCGTAGCAGAAGACTCCGATGAGGAGTGAAGGACAAAAGCAGTCTAAGAAACATGAGGCACGATTAGCAAAAAAGTTTGATGGCAAGCGCACAGCAGCCAGTGGAGCTTTTTGGAATCGTAAAGGCGATGTCCGAACTGATGAACTTTTAATAGAACATAAGTGGACGGGCAAAGCCTCCTTCACTGTCAAAGCGACAGTTTTGGAGAAGATTGTCAATGAAGCAATTCTTGATAGCCGAATGCCTGTCCTTGGTATTAGTCTTAACAACGAGAATTACATATTGCTTTTAGAAGACGACTTCCTGGAACTTCGCCAGAATATTCAGGAGTGTACTTGTACGAAGGTTCAGGAAGTGTAGAAGATTGGCGTTATACCGCCAAGTGTCGAGGTATGGACACAGAACTTTGGTACCCACCTAGAGATAAAGCAAAATACAAAAATATTGCCGATAAATCTAAAGCCGTGTGCTTTGGTAAAGATGGCGCCCCTGAGTGCCCAGTACGTTTGCAGTGCCTATTGTATTCAGATAAGATGGACGAACAACACGGAATCTGGGGCGGACTCAGCCATCGTGAGCGCAACGCACTTAAGAGAAAAGCTGCTAAAGTAGGACTTACATTGGAAGAATGGATTATTAAAAATGGTGGGAAAAGACGACAACCTTAAGGCCTCAGGAACGTTAAAACAATTTCTTGATGCAGGTAAATCAACTACCCGCGTACTTAGTCAAGTAGAGCGATATGTGATTGTTAATCCAGAAGTATCCGATAGACGAACAGATGTTTTTCATCCTTCAGCAATGGTTAAAGATGATTGGTGCCACAGAGGTTCTTATTTTTTGCTTTTAGGTTACCCACCACTTCCAGATAAATATAAAAGAACATTAAGTCAAAAACGCGTATTTAGAATAGGCCACGACATACACCATGGTTGGCAAGATATCTTTAAAGATATGGGAACTTTGTGGGGTAAATGGAGATGCCCTGAATGTGATGAAACATTTTTAGGACAACCAAAAGACCACGAAGATGACGTTCATCCTAGTAATTATGAGTATTTAGAAGTTCCGTTGTTTTATGAACCACTAAGAATTGCTGGTCATGCTGACGGTATTTTAATTGGGTTTGGTGAACCTTTATTACTTGAAATTAAATCAATTGGTGTGGGAACGTTTAGATTTGAAGCACCACAACTTATGGCTGAACACAATGGCAATTTAGATAATATGTGGAAGGCTTTAAACGCTCCATTTATGTCCCACATTAAACAAGCTCAGTTGTATATGAAATTAGCTGAACTTATTGGATTAGAACATCAACCCCAAGAAGCTTTGTTTTTATATGAAAATAAATCCAATCAAACTTCTAAAGAATTTGTAATACCTAAAAGTGATTTTGGTACTGCCCATATTTTAGAAGATGCCAAAAGTATCATCGAGGCTATTGAAAGGAAAGAACCTCCTACCTGTAATATTGACGCCAATGCTGGTTGTTACCAATGTAAAGGATACGATGATGTTCAATCTTGAAGCTACAGGAATTAGCAAAGAAGTTATTTTAGTATTAGAAAAACAAGGTTTAGCAGTAAGACAGACCTTAGACCTTGATATGCCAGATTTTCCTGAAGACATAACTTTGATAGATGACCAAGAGTTGATGGTTATGGCATCTAAATACATGGAAAACTACAACATGATGCGTACTCAAACAGCTTGTGCTCAAATAGCAGAACTTGAAGCAGAAAATGATTACGACTTATCTGAGGCTAGAGCGTTACTTAACACCTCTACTGGTAAGACCACAGAAAAAGCTGGGCTATTAAAAGCTGCTGTATTAGCTATGCCTGATATACAGGAAAAATTAAAGGTTAAAAATTACACGTATGCTTATCGTAAATTGATGGAAACTACGCAAGACAACATGGAACGATACTACGGCTTAGTAAGTCGGGAATTAACAAGGCGCACTTCCAGTGACCGCGACCGTATGCGTAATAATAAGTTCACAGCCTAATGGCAAAAGGTCCAAAAATATTTAATGGTGGGTTAAAAAGTGAGCATCCTGTATATATAGGGATTGACCAGTCTTATAGTGGGTTTGCTATAACCGCGTTAGATGCTGAAAATAAAAGTGATTACTACTCAATTGTGTATAAAGCTGAAGGTAGCGGTGTAGACAGGCTTAAAGGCATCCAAGCTTTTGTTATGGAAGTCTTAACTGAGTTTACTATTGTGGATGTAGCTATGGAAGGTTACGCATTTGGCTCCCAAATGGCTAACATGCTTGGAGAGCTTGGCGGTATGGTGAAGATGACCTTGCGTGATTTTGGCGTTTATCCCCTTATTGTCCCCCCTACTAACCTTAAGAAGTACGTTACAGGTAAAGGTAACGGCGTATCTAAAAGCCAAATGCTCCTTTATGTATTTCGTAAATGGGGCGCAGATATAACAGATGATAATGCTGCCGATTCCTACGCCCTAGCCAAGCTGGTGTCGGGTGCGCATGTATTAGAATACGAAAAAGAAGTGTATGATAAACTTCAAGACCCAAAGTTTAGGGAGAGATAATGGCGAAGTCTAAAGGCAATAGAAACGATGCTAGACCTAACGGTAAAGCATCTAAAAAACATCCAAAGACTAATGTTAAAAAAGGCAAAACAATTGACGGTTATTCCCCAGCCAAGATTGCTATTCGTAAAGCAAAGAGGTCATCGCAATGAATATTGAAGCAATGAATGTTCTTAAGAAATTACGTGAAGCAAAGAGATTGGTAGAACAGTTAGAACGAGAATACCGAGGCATTTGTGATTGTAATGAAAAACTTCCAGGAGTAGAGCCCACGCATAAAGACATGCTTAGTGGGTGGTCATACACCAAAACTCACAAAACATGCGAATACCACACATATAAGGCTATGAGACATGCCAGTTTATGATTTTGCTTGTGTGTCGTGCGATTTACAAGTTGAACGATATTTTACATTTAATGAAGAACACCGCGTTGAATGTGAAACTTGCGGTAATCAAATGATAAAAATAATGCCGTCAATACCCGCTCATTTTAAAGGCGGAGGATGGGGAGGACAATGAACAGCTTTCAAATTAATGACCATGAATGGGCAGAAAACGTTCAAAGAGAGTTAGATGAATATATAAATGCTCTTCAAAGTTGGTATGTATACGGTGAAGAGGAAGGCGAAGAACCTGAGCCTATTTCAGGACTTCCTTACTGTGGTTGTGAAACTTGCTATTGGCGTGAAGTTTTGGCCTTTGTATCCCCACGTATTATGAACGCTCAAAATAGCAAACAGATTGAACTGGCCTAATGCCACTAGACCTACGAGATAAAGACAACCCATTACATGTCTGCGTTTGTGGGTCTACCCTTTGGAACGTCCAAGCAATGTTTGAAGATGGCGAAATTTCGCTTTATATGCTTGATATGGAGTGTGCGCTTTGCCAATCTAAAGCAACTGCTCCTACCCCAATAGACCACGTTTTTTAACCTTACAGTAGTTGGATAACCCCTCATAATTTAGGGGTACTACTAATCCGACTACTAAAGGAACATTAATGACTGAAGCATCAGAAGAAAGCATTTTGCGCGTTGGCGCAGGAAGTAACCCACAAGCCGTAGCATCAGCAATTGCACACAGTATTTATGAAACTCGTGGGTGCAAGATTCGCGCCGTAGGCGCTGGAGCCGTTAACCAAGCAGTTAAAGCAATTGCAATTGCGCGTGGTTATACAGCACCAAGAGGCTTAGATTTATCCTGTATTCCAGGATTTGCTAGTATTGAAAGCCACGATGGACAGATTAGCGCCATCGTATTTGTAGTATCAGCGGCAGGTTAAGCCATTATTTTGGCCTTAAATGCCTTATTGTTATTTAACCCCCTTTGCAAAGGAATATAAATGAAAACAGATTCAAAGAAAAATCCAGCACCATTGGCTCCAACATCTGCTGAGCCATCAAATGCTGCAGGTTCTAAACCACGCGTTGCACCTACAGAAAAGGGCACGCTTATGAAGAAGAAGAACGCTGCTGCTGGTGGAGCAACAGGTACTACAGGACATCGTTCCCATGTTAAGGCTCGTTCAGGCGCTCGTTACGGTATCCGTGTAGGATTCCAAAAGCAAGAGGCACCAGAAGCTGGAGCAACTCAAAGTAACGGAAAAATTATTCCTGCAGCTATCAACCGCTCAAAGCCAAATTTCAACGCAGGTATGGCTGAATAACCCTTTTAGTAAATTTGCCCCTAGGAAACTAGGGGCTTTTTTATTGGTGTCTCAGTTTGTTCTAAGCATGTATATATGGTTGAATTACACCTATGTCACTTAAAGATGAATTGGCTGCACGCTCACCAAGGTCTACTTCTGGCACTTATTCCAAGGGTAGATGTGGTGTAAATGAGTGGTTGAAGCTTCAAGACGATAAGTTGATATTAGAGTTTAAAGAAATACTAAACACTGACGCTTCAACTATGGAGTTGCACAGGTTTTTGCAAAGTAAGTTTGATAATTTAACTTTTAGTTTGACTACATTTCGTACTCACAGAAACCGTTGGTGCACATGTCCATAGAAGATGAAAACTCAAAAAGTATAAAAGAATCATTTCAAGATTTCATCAAAGCTGGCAAAGAAGGCTCAGATGATTTAACTCGTGGCATACCAGAAACTTGGCGCCCACGTTCTGAAGTTGATGCTCAAGGTGGTTTTGTAGTTTCTACGCCTTTTGTAGGGGAAACTGTTCCAGGTGCTAGAGACGCACTAATCGAGGCTAACTTAAACCCTGATGAGTGGGAAGTTGTAAATGTACGCCGTGGTCGCTGGCAACGTTATGATGGTGAATGGTTAGAATCCCTACGCCTTAACATCGTTCCCGCTCATGGCACAAGTAAAGATTATGATGCAGAAAAATTAATTGAAGAAATTTCACAATGGAAACCTGGGTTTTATGAAGGTAGCTTTAAAGGGGATTTAACTGCCGTATATAGTTTAGGGGATACTCAATATGGTAAAGACGACACACCAGCAATTGTTGACCGTGTACTTCGTACTTTTGATGAGTGTGTAGAACATCAAAAGTTACTTAACCTCAAGTACCCAGGACGTATTAGCCAAATTGCGCTTCCACAACTTGGTGACTGTATTGAAGGTATGACCAGTCAAAAAGGTAAAGTAATGGGCCGCCACGACATTGGAGTTGCACAGCAAGTGCAAGTTGGTCGTCGTATTCTTATGGCACAGATTAAATCTATGGCAGTATTAGCGCCAAAGATTATTGTTCCAGTAGTTCCAGGAAACCACGATGAAGTTCAACGTTTCTTAGTTTCACGCCCTGAAGATTCTTGGCAGATTGAAATTGTTCGAGCCGTTGAAGATGCGTGTATGGAGAATGAGTTCCTAAAGGACCGCGTAGAATTTCGTTATCCTGCAAAAGATGACAGCACACTTGCAGTTAATTTAAGTGGCGTTTTATACGGTATGGCTCACGGTCATCAAAAAGCTAACATGGTTAATTGGTGGCAAGGTCAAGCAATGGGTCGTTGTGCGGTAGCAAACGCAGATATATTAAATGTCGGGCACCTTCACCACTATGACGTACAAAGTGTAGGCATGCGTTTATTTATACAAAACCCAGCTATGGACAATGGTTCATCTTGGTGGCGTGATAAATCGGGCCTTGAATCCCATCCAGGAATCGTATCTTTAGTCGTAGGAGAAGGTTTTGATGCTCGTAGAGAGTTAGTAGTGCTAGGTGGCTTCCGCTAAAACGTGGCGTTTTTCAAACGCCCTATAATAAGGAGAATAAAATGACACACGATGAATTGCTGGCATTACTGAAACCAATGACCAATGATGATGCTATCTTTATGAAAGATGCCCTTCGTGTAGTAGTGGAATTACACAAACCGATTGAAGGGAAATGTAATCTTTGCGCCTTCACTCTATACATAACACCAATGGGTATTCCATACGAGCATACCTATACAACTGATTACCCTTGTGCCACCATCAAGGCTATTGAGAAGGAGTTAGCCTGACAACCACTCAATTTAGAGTATCCTAGAGTAATGATGGATATTCCTATGAAAGAGTGCACTTCTTGTAGACAGTCGTTTCCTGAGACTAAATACAAGATGCGATGGTCTAAAGGACGTCAAGGCGGTACTCGTCAAGCTATGTGCAATAGGTGCTTGTATGTTAAATATACTCGCCCTAACGTAGAACGTAAAATGGCAAAAATTCATGCGTATCAGATAGAAAAAGGTTGCGCTGATTGCGGTTATAACAAACATGCTGCAGCACTTGAGTTTGACCATCTTCCAGGTACAGAAAAGTTTTTTAATATAGGCGAAGAAATTGGTAATAGAAGCGTAGAATCTATATGGTCAGAGATAGCTAAGTGCGAAGTTGTTTGCGCTAACTGTCACGCAATTAGAACTGTTGAACGTAGAGAGAGGGTTGACATATAATGCCAGGTCCTCATCAGAATGTTCAAAACCTTGGTGCCGCAGGTATGTATGGAACAAATACAAACTACGGCGGAGGCGGCGTTCCAGTCGCCAGGAGTGAACTTGACTTCTTACGTTTAGGCGTAGGTCGTCAGCCTTCTGCGGAGTATCCCTGACGGCTATTTAGGAACAATTAGAACTCGTAGAGATGACCGTGGTCGTCCAGGTTCTACATCAGAAAATGTTTTAGATTCACTTAAAGTTCGCATTACACAACGCGGTTATCAACGCGGTGTACATAAAGGCGAGCGCATTGACTCCGCTGGTTATTACTATCCAGATGAGTTGAGACCAGAGCGTGGAATTTTGCGCCAAATGAACTCAACTAGAGAAGGCAATGTTTTGATGTCAAAGAGAAACTCAGATGCACAACATCTGGCACCAGCTCCACACTTACCTAATGATGGTAAGGCAGGTCCTGCTGCAAAGAGTGATGCACCTATGGGTGTTAACCTTAATCGTGCAAAGCGATTGAGTTCCCTATCACCAAATTGGAAATAAATGTCAGGAAGAATGGCAGACGGTGTTTACTCCCGCAAACCTTGGCAAGCACCTCCAGAGGCCGCCTACCCACCGCAGCAATATATTGGCCCTTTTGCATCTAACCAAGAGCGTCTACTTAGCCAATCATTAGCTGCTAATACAATGACAGGGCAAGAACTACAAGAATATGTGCGCCCCCCACTTCCTCAGATAGTATTATTTCCAGAGAGATACGGATACACAGATACAGAAATAGGCATTGGGGACATAATTGAACTTCCAGGACGAGCACAACAACGTGTAGAGTCTGATTATAGCCAGACACCAAACACCACAGAGAGCACCAGCACTAACTCACTAGGAGGTTCCGTATAATGGCAAAGAAATCACAACCTTCTGCAGGTATGCGCAAAGTTATAAAAAAAGCTGAAAAAATTGCATCTATTAAAAGAGTCGGTCATGGAGAAGGCGGAGAAGTATCGGTAGCGACTAAGCATCTTGCCCCTCAAGGCCCTAAAAAAGATTCAACTCGACCAGTAGTAGAGGGCCTTGCTGACACAACTGGTGAAATTCGCACTTTCCCAACTAAAGGAAAAGTTCGTAATTTTGACAAAAATATATCTAAAGCAGAATCAAGAGCAACTGCGTTTATTAACGCTAGCACTGATGGAAAGCTTTACGGTGGGCGATAATGGGACGCAATAATAAGGATTTTCACGATGCCACAGAGCACGTAATGGATTATGAAGAAAACCCTAATACAGGCACTTGGCATGAGGTTATTCAAAAAGGTGATGGTATGTCAGCCCCAGCCTACACACGTTTAGCACCTAAGACATATCCTGGTTTAGCTCCTAAGAAAGATAAAAACTAATGAAGAATGACCCAGGATTACTTACTGATTCCACAGGAGAAGGCATGGCTGGAGCTGAGGATGTGCGCCTAGATACCCAACGCGACCTATCCAAGACCTACTACAACGGTTCTAAACCTTGTATTGAGTGTGGAATGTTATTAAACCCAGTACAATCATTACATATGGAGATGTGCCCAAATTGCACACGCCGTAAGCATTCCAAGCAACTAAAAGGACGGATGGCATAATGACAGTTAATAATTCGCGTTCAGAGAACGTTTCACTAAATGAAGGCGCAACAGACGGTAAGTACCGTAAGCGTCGTCCAAACACCACTGTTATTCCAGGCCTTGGAGACCAGACAGTAGTTCAAAATCGTGCAGGTTTGCACCCTTATATGAATTATGGCTTCATCAACTCTGAAGAAGCGTCTAAAGTAAACCCAGGTAAGTAATTATGACTGAAGACAGAGCTTACGACTCACGTCGCGTTCCAAACGTAGACCCTAAAAACTTTACTGACCCAGCTGAATACCAAGAAGCAGTAGAAGCTGCACGAGGTACCGCACCCGCAGCAGAACCAGATTCACCACGAATGACTGCTGCATTACGTAAAGCAAAAGACCCTGCAACCAGGGCTAACATCAGAGATATGTTGGGTTAAGTAATGCACCCTAAAGAACCTCAGTTTCCTACCCATAATCCTGCTGAAGGAACGTTATGGAAGCGTGCTGCAGAAGAACCTAAAGAAGATAGATATGATTACAACATGCGTAAATTTGGTGGAGAGTTAGAAGAAGCTAGAGAAAACAACAAAGCTTGGGAAGCAGAACGAGCAGATTATTGGAATAAAAAATGAACCCTAGTGAAGAGCAGATTCCGCGCCCTGAAGGTATGAAAATGACTGTATCTAAAGAGTCATTAGACCGCAATGGTGAACGTCATTATTCATGGAAGGGTAGCGAACTGTATCCAGCATCATTTGAAGATGTTCCTGGCCCACTTCGTGGAGTAAGAACTAAAACTAATCCAGATGCACATGTAAAAGTAGTTGACCCTACTAAGATGTCTTCTGCAAAATTACCTCAAGAAGGAATTAATAACCTTAGTACTTATATTACTAATAGAGCTGCTAGTGGTGAAGGCGCAAAAGTATCTGGTGAAAGAATTGCTAAAGAAAACGCTAAGAACCCTAAAAAAGTATTAAAGTTTGACGATACAAAATGAAACCTACTCAAGCGCAATTTCCTGAAGATGACCGCCCAGAAGGTTGGGACCATTTAACCCCAGAAACCATGGATGAGATGGAACAACACTACGTTAAAGAACAACGCAAGGACAGTTAATGTCTGAAACACCAGAAGACCGTGGTCCAAGCAGCCTACGAATTGTAAATTACGACCCTTCTAACCCTATTCATGTTGGCATTGTTCGTACTAAAGATGTAAACAATCAAATTGATACGCCACGACAAAACGACGTTGTTAAAAGAATTGTTATGCCTGTAGCTCCAGGTAATGAAGAAGAACCAAAACTTTCAGGTCGTCATATGACCAATGAAGAAAACGCTGAATATGTTGTACCAAAAAAACACAGAATTAAACAAGAAGGGGCGGTTAAAAAACCTGCACTTCAAACAGAATCCCAGAAAGCTACCTCTAAAGAAGAATTGCGTAAACGCGATATTGAGGCTAGAAACGCTAGGTTGGCAGCTTTAAAGAAAAAATAACTTGTGGTAAGATATCGGACTACTAATAGGAGTAATGATGGCATACGATTTAGCGCAGTTTAAAAAAGCTGAGATAGACCCAAATGAACCACACATGCGGTTGCTCAAATGCCTTAGATGCCGCACCCTTGAGGAAGTTCCTGATTACGAAGGTCCTGATGGTGGAGAAAACACCCAAGAGTATGATTTAACACTTAAGTTTTATACAGACCAACATGTTCAAGGAAAATGTAACCGTGAAGATTTTGTTACTGTTAGATTTCCTACAAGATTTTGGGTTATTCCAAAAGTAAAAGAAGGCATTATTGCTAATATAAATGATGGTGCTGAAGGATTAGATGTATTTGGAACCAATTTTTATGCCACCAAAGCTAACTTAACTTCTGATGCTATGAATTGTTGGATAAAAGACCACAACAGCACCAAAGATTGCGCAGATTATAAAAGCTCTAAAAAAGAACTTAAACCAGGTACAGCCAAAGAACGTTTAGCTGCAGGTTTAGAAAAAGAGGCAAAAGGTCCAAAGGTTTACCTATGCGATTATTGCCCTTACAAGTCTATTGTTCAAAAGAAAGCTTTTAAGAAACAAGGACATTACGATTGATGGCACTTAGTATAGAAACCGCATTTATTATTGCAATGCGGGCAGACGGTTCATTTTTTGCCACTACTAATTTTAGTACAGAGTTTGAGATGCAACGAGAAGCCAAAGCTTCTGATATCAAACACGGCTGTAACGACATCCTAACCCTTTTAGAAAACAACGATTTAGCCAACCTTATTGTGACTAAATTGGCAGCTGAGCCTCAATCTGAGTCGGAAAAGACGGCTAGTTCAATGCGCCAAGCTCTATCTGAAAAGGGTATACTGTAACTACACAGTAAGGGGCTCTAATGGCAACTCCTCGCAAGAAACAAACAGCGAAAGCTGTTAAATCTGATGAGCTAACACCTTTAGATATTCATGCAATTCAATTGCACGAACTGTATAAATCATTTCGTAAAGCAGGATTTCCTGTAGATATTTCCATGGCGCTTATTACAGATAAAGGCGCACACCCTGATTGGTTTTACACTTTAGTCCCAGATTTAGAACTATTAGAAGACGAAGAAGACGAAGACTAGAGATATACTGTCCTAATGGACTTTAACGTTGCATTGACTAAACATGCAACACCTGTGTCCTTAGAACCAGCAGATACTTCGTATTTTAGCGCCCCTGCAGCTGGATTAGACCCTAGATTATTTAGGGATAACCACCTTATAGGTAGTGTTCGTAATGGAATATTTAGCATTTTATTTGACCATTTACGTCGCCATTATTATAACCCTGAAGCTTATGTTCACGTATGGTTGGCAGGCAGTGGAGTTTCCTACCAGTGGGCAGCAAATCGCACACCAGCAGATTTAGACTGCTTAATAGGCATTGACTACATAGCGTTCCGCAAATCCAACACAAAATTTGTAGGACTAAGCGACCAAGAAATTGCCTCAATGATTAACGAAGATTTTCGCGCTGAGTTGTACCCACAGACGGAGAATTACCTGGATTCCTTTGAGCTTACTTTCTATGTCAATGTTGCCTCAGATATTCGCACCATAAAACCTTACGCTGCCTATTCATTAACAGATGATGATTGGACAGTAGAACCATCAGAGCCTATTTTGAACCCAAAGAAAGATTGGGAAAGAAAGATAACTCGTGATGAAAGCATGACCGTAGAAATTTTAGAACGTTACTCGCAAGCCCTTGCCAATATAGGAACAGCCACTACCGACACAGCCCGAGTTAATTCTGAAGCTGTGCTGAAACGGGCAGTTGACCAAGGAGCCGCGTTATTTGAGGATATTCACCACGGACGTGGTTCTGCGTTTAGCCCCAGCGGTCAGGGGTACGCAGACTATGCTAACTACCGTTGGCAAGCAGGAAAGAAGTCGGGAGTAGTTCAAGCACTAAAACAATTGAAAGAAATATCTACCAAGACACGGCAAGAATTTGAGTCCCAGACATATGGTATGGAACTTCCAACTGCTAATGTTTTAGTACGTAGAGCAGCGCTATACAAGCGCTGACCCTAATTTAATCGGAGCACATTTTGGCAATAGTAATGTTCGTTGATGGAGTTTTGCGCTCCGAATCAGGTAGCCCTATTTATCAGGGTCTTGCCCTTTATCGTATGTTCAACGAAGATGTGCGTGTAATTTTATTAACAGATGACCGTGAAAAAACTAACCGTTGGTTGTTAGAACATAAGATTAATAAGTTTGATGACCTCATAGATAGAAACGTTCCAGGCGTGTTAGAAGACCCTGATATAGAACAGGTTAAGTACGTTCGTTCTCAAGGTAAAGTAGAATTAGTAGTAACTTCCGATACAGAGCTAGCCAAAAAACTATTGGAAATAGGATTAGATACCCTTTTATTTTTGCACCCAACTTACCTTCGTCCAGAGTTTAGACCAGACGGTCGTCAAGGTATGAAAAGTTGGGCGGCTATAGAAGAAGAAATAGATAAGCAGATTGAGATGATTAGAGAAGACCCACGAGTTTGAAAATCATCTACCTTGGTGCTGAAGTACCCAGTAACCGCACACTACTTGAGACAACTACAGCCAACCATGTTGGGGTAAGTTTTTGGCGCCTTGTAAAACGTGGACTACCCAAGACTAAGACCTATCTAATAGACAATTACTTTTCAGATGATTCCTATGTCTATGCCCATGCTGGTATACCCAAAACAGAGAACCTCAGCCTAGAAGAGCTAGAAGAATTTGCCGTCCTTTACGAAGATTTTATAGCCAACAATATAGACCGTTTAATAACCTTTAATGAGTTAGTTCACCCTAAGCTAAGTCCAGAGTTTATAGAGGAACAACGCAAGACTTGTTGGGCTGATGTGCCACCATCTAAATTCCAACCAGTATGGCAATCACAAATGGGCGTAAATAACCTTAAGCAGATGGCTGAGCACTACCTAGACATCGGGCTTATGGGAGACGATATAGAGCACGAGAGCCAGCTTGCCGCCATTACAAGGGGCATGAGCGCTCGTGGCACACGCTTCCACGCCATTAATACAGCCAAGCCTTACAACCTACGACAGGTCAAGGTAGAGTCCGTCAGCACCCTTTCCTGGTTAGCTCCAATGCTTCACGGTGAGACCATTGTGTGGGACGGTACTAAGTTAGTTAGATATAACAAGAAGATGAAAGAACAAGCTCGTACTCGCTATAGGAACATCTATGAAAAAGCTGGGCTTGACTACGATTTAATAATGGAAGATGACCCACAAGAAGTTTGCCGATTGGCAGTTTGGTCTTACGAACAATACGAAGCGAGGTTAAATGTGAACGGTGATGATGCCTTCTTATCGCATGATAGCGAGTGGAATGAAGTGGAGGAAAGTGGGGAAAGTACTCCAGCTATAAGCGATAACAAGGGGGTTGGGATGCGGAAACTTGAGCCCAGAAATCCTGAAGAAATGCGCAATTTACCTGTCTTTGGATATGACTTTAAGACCGTAATTGAGACAGATGAAGATGGTAAAGATGTCATTAAAGATGTGCCTGTTATCAGGTCGCAATCAGCCACTTTACGTCAATGCGATACTTGTTTTGTAGCTGCTAATTGCCCTGCTTTTAAACCTCAAAATTCCTGCGCCTTCAACCTTCCTATTGAAGTAAAGACTAAAGACCAACTAAAGAGTTTGATTAACGCAATAGTAGAAATGCAGGGACAAAGGGTTGCTTTTATGCGTTTTACTGAAGAAATGAATGGTGGATACGCAGACCCAAATGTTTCGCAAGAGATTGACCGACTATTTAAATTAATTAAAACCGTTAAAGAATTGGACGATTCAACATCATTTATTAAGATGACTGTAGAAGGAAAAGGAGCATCTGCTGGCGTGCTTTCCAACATATTTGGAGACCGTGCGCAGGCGCTAAAAGAGCTCCCAAACGGTGGTCTCAATGAAGTTGAAACAACTAAAATAATTAAAGATTTGAGCGAAGA